AACCATCGCATGACCAGAATGGTCAACAACCCGTTTCGATGAGTATGCCATATTATGAGGTGTCATTTATGATTTTCAGGACCGGTAGTATCCTTATTGTAGGGAAATGCAACGAAGACATTCTTATTACCATTTATCGATTTATTTGCAACATTCTTGAAAGCGAGTATTCTTCGATTCAAATGGGGGACATCATGCCGACCACGATGACGACGAATGACATCACTGAAGAGTGCGGTGGCGACGCGGGCGCGGGCGTGGGCGTGGGCGCGGGCGCGCGTAAACCCGTGAAAAATTCGAGAAAAAAGAAATTAAGTACGACGGATATTCGGTTTTACAATGACGATGCAGTTTGAAATCGGTCCATGCGGATTATTTAGCAATTCTTGTTCGTAAAGAATATAAAGATTTAAAAATTGTGTATTCTATATACGTCTTTTTAACTACTATGTCATCATCCGCAATGGTTTCGTCATCGAGTGCGACTGATACGCAGCAGCAGCAGCAGATTAGCCGTATTCCGACATATGCGTGTTTTCAACACGCCACCAAGGTCGCCATTTTGGAAGACAAGCCCATCATTTTGGACTACTGGACGAGTTCATTGGATAAGACATGCCTGATTGGGGTTAGATCCAACAACGAGAAACTCCTTGTAAAGAGCGAGGATGAGTATACCAGTCCCATCGCAAAAATCTTCAAGGTGGAGACGGAGTACATTATTGTTACCGCGAACTCGATTTATGTTGTGTCGGCCGATATCAGCACTAGACGCATCAATTAATGCATCTGTGTGTGTGTCTGTGTCCGTGTCCGTATTCTTATAATCCGTATATTATTATAAGAATACTCGAATGTCATCTACGATTATATACTTAAGTGATTGTACTCCATTATATACTATACTCGGCGCTCCAGAACGTATAACGAATGTGATATTCACGCCATTGGATAAGTCAATGCGCCTGGAGTGGTCGCCTCCACCAAACTCGGAAAATGTCCTTGTAGACTCCTATTTGATTCGTTATAAAATAGCTGGCGCACCATTAACGCAAACATTCGGCGAATACGTCTCTTTTTTTACAACATTCACTGTACCGAATCTTGTCAACGGAGAATTCTACGATTTTTGGGTCATCGCGCGAAACCGTTTTGGTGAAAGTCCACACTCCCCGACTGTAAGTGGCGCTCCTGGTACAGCACCATCTGCATCACAAATTGTACGTCGCGCGTATCACTCAACCACCCCTGGCACGGATTCGACGACTACGTTTCAAAAAGTAGGAATCGAATTCACGCCACCAGTTTCACTCAATGGTTCTGTACCTCTGGTTTTTAGAATAAAATATACGAGGTTAGCCGGCGGCGGCGGTGGCAGCCTTACAGATATCTCCTACGTTGTCACTGAAAGTGTCCAAACCAACGAAATCATGAGAGACGCGTCGAATAATCTCGCGATTAAAACTGAGGGTGTCAAGACGTCATATATTCGTAAAGAAATAACGATACCAATGGGCAGCGCCGGTTTCGTAACTGCACCATACCGTTTCGAGGTATTTACCAACAATCTGTATGGTTTCTCCGCCGTGCCCGATATATCATTCGTCGTTGATTTGTATTCTTCTACAACTGACCCGACTCGTCCCCGTTTTACCGCGCCGTCGTTTTCATATTATACCACCCCCGCGAATGCAGGCATCGTAAGTACAACCGCCGGCGATACAACATTCCGATTTCGTTGGAAGCAATATCGCCCCAACCCCGCCATCGGTGGAACACCTGACTCAGGATGGTCATACCGTATTCAATATACCGATGACAAAGATTATTGGTACTACCCTCCTCCCAATCCGGGTCAGTCATCGAAGTACCCGGAATATACTGTAGCGTATGACACGACTAGCACGGGTGCGGCAACAGACACGTTTGAATATTTCATCGATATTAGTCGGAATGTAGTCAATGGTCGCCGATATTATGTCAGGTACTGTGTTGTCAATGCAAACGGTGATACAAGCGAGTATACGCAAGTCACTGATACAAATCTATCTTTAGTATCGGTTATCCCTGGGAAACTGCCGAACCCACCGCCGATTTTTAGAGCAGCGGTGGATGACCGCTTGGTCCGTCTTTTTTTCATATGGGATACACGAACGCCATCTCTCGAACTCACCGGTGGATTGCCAGTCTTGGATTATAAAATCGAGAGATACGTTGTTTCGAGAGATGGCGACGTCGTTACTGTATCACCAGATATAAACGCTGTCTTTGAAAATATACCTGGACCCTACTATGAAGACCGATTTGACATTCGTTCCAATGGTGTTGAATACTTTTATAAGATTTACACAAGGACTAGTATTGGGTATTCCGCCCTTTTTACGACAGTATCGGCAATCCCGTCACGTAAAAGCGATATTGTATATGATGTCACTGCGTCAGTAGACAATCAACAAATAACGCTGTCATGGTCACCGCCGACCAATATCGAACCCGGACTACCTATTGTGCAGTATTACATCGAATATAGAGTATATGACATTTTTACAGTACCCGCCGTACCTCCGACGAATATTGTTGGTACAATTGTGAATCCACCACTAATTTCAACGACAATTCAGGATATGAACTCGATTTTAATAAATGATACAACGTGGTCATTATTAACAACCAATATTGTCTCTTTATTTACGTCTAGTATAACTCCGAGCTACACAATACGCGACCTTATTAATAATAGACCTTATGCATTTCGTATTGCAGCAGTGACGCAAGATAAAGCGCGAAGGAACATAGTCGGGATAATAAAAGTGATTGAAACGAAAAGTCCGTATCTACCGAGGCCAATTGTTGTTGGTAAAGTGCCGAGTCGCATGACAAATGTAAATTACAGTATTGAATCTGGAAGTGTCCGGATAAGTTGGTCGAGTAGCAACATTAAGAATACGGAAGGAATTATCCGGTTTATTGTGGATTATCGCGTATTTGGGTCTGGGTCGACTTATTTAACGCAAACATTTGAATATGTGAATAGCGTGATATTCAATAATCAATTTGACTCTGTGACATTTTCAGTGCTGGTCGCCGGTCTTGAAAATAATGTGACTTCTCGGCCACTTACGAATACACATAGTTATGAAATGGTGATTTATTCGGAGAATTCCGTAGGATATACAAATGTGACCGACCGTGTTGATTTACATGAAGACTTAGTATACACGAATATTGACACCCTAATATACGCGGATATTTATGAGAATCTCACGATTCCTCGTCTGGTTCGCCCAGCGACAGCTCCAAGAGTGATTGCAGAAGTGCGTTGATTGTGATGGTATTACAATATTTTACTTATGTATAGATAGTCTGCTATGACTACGCCAGTGTTGTCCAATTTTGTGGTGGCGCCACGTGTCTATGGAACCGATGTATCATTCAATTTAACCAACCCAACATCTTCACCGAGTGGTGGAACGTTTACATTTACAAGTAGTAATACAGAGGTTGCAACCATATCCGGACGAGAAGTAACCATTCTGAAGGCCGGTAATACTACGATAACCGCCACTCGAGCGGTCGAGGCTGGAGTTTTATCCGCGTCGATTACTGCGCTTTTCACAGTAAATATCGCAACGCCTACTTTATCGAATTTTACGATTCCGAATAAATCATTTTCGGATGTGTCGTTTGTATTAACAAACCCGACATCGAATAGCCCAGGTGTCTTCTCGTTTTTTTCATTGACTCCGTCGATTGTAACGGTGTCCGGGAATATTGCCACACTAAAAGGACTTGGGCGCGCGAAAATTCAGGCATCACAGTTTCCCGCAACAAACTATAATGGGAATGCAAGTATCGACGCGTCATTCGACGTTCTCAGCGGTATTGTACGCGTGGGTATTCCGAATCAAATCGATTTATCCTGGAATACACCAGTCAATAACGGTGCGACAGTTAAGAACTATTTTTTCTCCGTGGAAGAACGGGCGACTACGACAGTTCCAGCGCCACCTGTAACCACAATCATCTCCACAATTGGTAGTCGCGTAAGTTCATATTATTCATACGCATTACCGGTACCATATTCGGCGCAAATCATATCGCCCGCCACCCAGCTTCCAACCGGTATTGATATTAACTCCTCGGACCCAACATACAATATAAATACCTTACCGGCATTTACCCAAAAAAATCAGATGGACCTCGGATATTATGGCGAAATCGAGATTTCATGGGTATATCACGGTGACAATCCGATTGGTACACTCAACCCGAATGTACCTGCGTCGACGACAATGACACTTTCACTGATTAAAGAAGCGAGTGTTGTTGCTGGCGATAATACCATCAGCCTTCTACGAAGTATTCAACGGAACTATGATTCGGGAGTGAATTGTCTAGGACCGCGACCTCAAAATAACAATAAAACCATGACTGATGTTTTCACAGTCGATTTTGATACTGGATTTGATTCCGCTTCGGGAACTACTACGAGTGACCGCGCATTAAAGTATTTGAAATCCACTGATATTGTATCTGGTAGCGTGAAATTCTCTAGTTTAATTTACTCAACCTCGACCGGCGTTGATGCATCATATAGTATTATCATCCAATCGATTCGTATTGTTCCTTATCGTCTGCCGATGTCGAGAGAATTCACATCTCTCGGATTTGGTGCTGGAAGCGCCGAACCTGGCGTCGGATTTACGGTTTCAACCGTGAACGCCATGGCGCTCAGTGATGTGTCAGGAATATTATACCACATGCCCAAAATGACGAGGTCATTGACGGATTTCAATGAGGCCAAATGGACATTTTCATGGAACTACGGCGCAAATATTACAAAATTGACTACCGATATCTCGTTTTTACCAATTCCAATTCGCAGTGGGAGTACTGTGCAGAATATAGAGGATTTAATTGTTCCATTTCAGTTACGTATTCGTGGGTATTCTCGACCGTATTCAAGTGCATCGTCGTCGATATCGATTGCACAATATAATACAACCGACGTGTCGGCTTTTCTTACCAATATTAGCAATTCGCTCTATAATACGAGATTATTATTTGACCGTTCGTTGAATCTCTCGGCGTCTTACGCGGAAATCGTTGGATCGACCAGCGAATCCACGACCATCGACATTTCTGGCGCATCAGGATTTCCGGCGTTTTCGGATTCGCTCGATAGGTCACATACCCAATTTGTATTTCTCTTTCAACTCTCGATTACGGATGCGAGTTATAATGCGTATTTTCGGTCGATTGCGGGTGCAGCAGATGCCGCGAATGCATTTCGGGTGAAAATGTTGTCGCAAACATTTACACCTCGTCAAGAATACCGGTTTGGTGGCCCTGACCCTACACTTCTGTCATCCAATTCGGCGTCAAGTTCTACCAATACGGTGTACAGTTTGTCCGACCCATACACGAATATAACCCCTTATTATCGATTTTACAATCTAACAAATGGCGTGTTTTATTCGTATAAAATCGCGTCGAATAATCGCGCCGGAACAAGTGCATTTTCGGAGGCATTCACACGCCGCTGTGGGTCTGTTCCGAATCAAATCGTAGACCGTATTATAGATGGTCAAAGTACATTCAAGGTTGAATCCGAAAAAACATCAAATCAAGTTATTCTTTACTGGTTAAAACCCGCGTTTTCCGGTTATGATATTACGAGGTTCGTTATTGAAATGGCGATTGACCCAACTGGGCGGTGGCTGAACTTCATTGAATATACCAAAGATTTGTCTCACAATCAAATTACATTTGGGGGGTTTCAAGACGTAATTGTTCCGGTTACCATTCAAAATCAAGAATCTTATTCTCAAAGGATATCTACGTACACTCTTACATCGACCGGGGCAAGTGGGCGACTTATTAATGGTCGAAAATATTATTTTCGTTTGGCGAGTGTGAATGAACTGGGTTATTCGCTATATTCAACGATATTATCTGGAATCGTATTTGCTCGTCCAGATACTGCGCCAGTTCAGTTTGGAACAGCTCTTGTCGGGAATCAATTGGTGTATCTTACATGGAGAATTCCCCAAGATGACGCAGGTTCGCCAATATTGACGTATGTTATCGATTATGAAGAAGAGATCAGTCAGGGTGTCTATGGTACATCAATACCATACCGGGAAAACAGTAGTATTCCTGTTTTACGCAGTGTATTAAAAGACCGGTTTTTAAACGTGTATACGCGTTATAAAAACTACGATTCATTGACTACGGTCGAACGCGCGAACCTGGATATATCGCGTAATCAATTGTTGACGTATGTTATTCCACCAACCGCAATAACATTAAATGACGCTGATTTTGTTTTGAATCCATTGAGCACGGAGAATAAAAATGTCAAATTAACGTATGCGCAAAGAACGTTTACCTATATCAGCGACGAGCTTAACCAGAATGTATTTGATATTCATAATATTCAATTAAAATGGTATTATTTTAATGACACCGAAGGTTCTGTATGGCCAGATAACAACACAACGGTTTCATTCAAAATGTCGATACGTGGGGATTTGATAGATGTCCAAGGAAATGCGGATATCAGTAATATCTTTTATATTCCTCCAGGTAATATCTACGGTGGTGGCGCGGGTGCATACAATGTAAACCCGACGCTATTTTCGACCACATCTGACGTGAATTACATTGATTACATTACTGGTCTTAAAATCGGCGATAATAATGAAACCCCGAAAATACTCATCCCGACACTTCCACGAATTGATTCATACAATAATCGGAGGTATAAACTAAAAATCGTCTATACAATTACAGAAATGGTACCGGACACAGGGACATACCGATTTATTCTTTATTCAGGTTCGATTGTTATTAACGGAAGCGCGCCAATTCGAACCTCGCCAGACATGAGCCTGAATACTATTTTTACATACAAAGTACAACATGTATCCGGGGTGTCGCCAATATTAAACGGGAGAACATATCGCTTTCAGGTTACACCATTCAATCTGAACGATTTCTTCCCTGGTATAAATAGAACATCATGCACGATTGGCACGAACTTCTCCGTTCCAGTAACCGATATGAGTTATTCACTGGTTCCGACAAGTTTGGGCGGAAAGGTCGAACTTCGATGTAAATTTTCACAGATATCCGATTATAATATTGTGATACGGATTGCACAGGACCATCAAGATGGA